ATCAAACGGATCAAATCGTTAAATTCAAAAACGGATCAATCCTCACATTTTTTCCGGAAAATTATGTGATGGATAAAAACCTAACAAGGTTCGACGGTATTGAGGCCAATTTTTTTTTGATTGAGGAAGGCCAGGAATGTCAAAAAAAAACGTTTGAAAAATGCAAATTACGTGCCGGTCGGAATATTATTCCAGGCATGGACAAACAACCACCACCATTAATTTTAATCACCTGTAATCCGTCGCAGAATTGGACAAAAGATATTTTCCGAAACCCGTACATTGACGGCAAATTGCCAAAGGATCATTTTTATTTGCCGTCGTTAATGAAGGATAACCCGTCGTTACCGACGGAATATTTGGAGGGTTTGGAAAACCTGGATGAAATCACCCGGGCAATATTCGTCAACGGTGATTGGGATGTTATCGACGTGGAACGGCCGTTTGCCTATTCGTTTAACAAAATCAAAACCGTCCGTCCTGATTTGGCAGTTAACCCCAATGAACCGGTAATATTATCGTTCGATTTTAACGTTGATCCGATTACATGTGTTTCCGGGCAATCCTACGGTAATTCAATCCGTATATTAAAGGAATTCCGATTGAGAAATTCGGATATTTTTGCGCTATGCGAGGCAATCAGGGTTCATTATGGGGATCGGTTGTTTATCGTCACCGGTGACGCGTCGGGATCCAACCGTTCGGCAATGACCAGGGGGGCGGTAAACTTTTACCAAATCATAAAGGATGAATTAAATTTACCACGTTCGGCATTTAAGGTTCCAACAATCAACCCGTCAATCAAAAATTCCAGGGTGTTATTGAATTCCATGTTGGAAAAACACACCGATTTTTTAATTGATGCCAATTGTCAGTTTTTAATTCAGGATTTGCAGTCCGTACAAACAACACCGGAAGGTGATATTGATAAGGGTAAGGATTCCGCGTCAACACACTTGTTGGACGGATTACGGTATTACCTTTGGACGTTTCACCATTCGTTCGTTAAATACCTGAAATAACTACATTTGTAAAAACCAAAGATCATGGCAAAGTTAAAACCCAAATCCGCAAAATTTGAACGTTGCATAAGTGACGTGATCAAATCCGGAAAGGATAAGTCCGCGGCCTATGCGATTTGTAACGTATCCGTTCGGGGTGCAAAATCAACCGGTAAAAAAATGAAATAATGAAGTTATTCAAACGCAAAACAAAACAACAACAACGTAAAATTTCCGTGAAAAAGGTTTACACGGATAAATTTGGAAACAATTGGTTTGAGTATTCAAACCCATTGCAGTTACCGGCAAAACGGGCAATTGCGGCCGAGGTTGCCACCCGGTTTGCTGAAATGAATTTAACCAAAACCAATTTGCAATTGCTAATTGGAAAAATGAAAAAATCCGCAAATGACGGTAATATTGTGGATTTGTTTTCCATTTTGGCCGAAATCGAATACCGGTTGAATTTCATTGGGGAGGAACAAACGTTAATGGAATTGGCGTGTTGTTACTTTTTAATCGATGGGGAAGATGAATCCGAATACAACGATTTATTCCGTGAAAAGAAAATGGAAATATTTGCGACGGATTCGGAGGCGAAAGTTTTTTTTATCAACGGGGCGTTTCAATACACAATCAAATTTTCGGATATGTCCGAAACCGTTATTCACGATTATTTGAAGATGAACGTCCCAAACGCGGAAAAATTAAATCGGATTTTGCGGGAATTGAAATTGGAAAATACATTGATGACATAAACTATTTGAACCAATTAATTTGTGAATCAAAGGTTTCGGAGGTCAAGGCGTTGGAATCATTATCGGTTGATGAATATTATCAAACATTGTCAACCTGGATGAAAATTATTGATGAAAAGAATAAAACGGCAGAAAAATTCCGAAATTCGGACGGCAATGAACCGGATAACACACAACGGCGAAAGTTAATAGGAAAATAAAACGATCATGGCGGTTAAAAACGTATTATTTAAAATCCAGGCAGACACGGCACAATTGCGCCGGGAATTGGATTCGGTAAAAAAATCGTTGGATGGAATTGGAGTTGCCACCGAAAAAACCGCCAAAAATATTTCCGGGTTGGGGCGTATCTTGCAAGGTGCGGCCGCGGCGTTTGGAGGAATCGCAATCGGTCAACAAATTTTGCAGTTTGGGGAAGCGGCAGTAAAAGCGGCCGGGGATTATCAGGGATTACAAATTTCGTTTGAAACGTTTTTGGGATCAACGGAACAGGCCACAAAGGTTTTATCCGATTTGCAAAAGTTTTCATCGTTAACTCCATTCACCGGTGAACAGGTTCAAAACGCCGGACGTGCGTTATTGGCCTTTGGTGAGGATGCCGACAATTTGGTTCCGGTCTTAACACGGATCGGTGATATTTCGGCCGCAACCGGCAAAAATTTTAATGATTTGGCGGTGATCTACGGTAAGGCACGAACACAGGGAACGTTATACGCGGAGGATATAAACCAATTGGTTGAGGCCGGTATTCCGGTAATTGAGGAATTTGCCAACCAATTGGGTGTTGCACCGGAACAAGTTAAAAAGTTGGCAAGTGAGGGAAAAATAGGTTTCAAAGATTTAGAAACGGCCTTCATTAATTTAACAAAAGAGGGTGGACGGTTTGCCGGGTTGACGGAAAAATTATCGCAATCATTACCCGGACGTATTTCGACATTACAGGATAATTTTGATCAATTACAACGATCCGTTGGTTTGGGATTATTGCCGGTGTTTGAATTTTTGGTGGAATCCGCAAACGGAATAATTACGGCGTTTCAAAAGTTCGGGACGTTTGCACAGGAAAACGCCAAAATATTAACGTTCACCGCCGGGGTGTTGGGATCGTATTTAATAGCACAACGGGGAATCACCCTGGAAATGATCCGGGGAAATGCACAATCATTAATCACCATTGCCCGTGAACGATTGAAAAACATTGCGTATGAAATCGGATTCATCCGGTTACGATTACAAACGGCCACATTAAAAGGAAACACGGTTGCACAAAGGGCAAACGCCGTGGCAACGGAAGTCGGTACAATTGCAGTCCAGGGATTCAACGCGGCATTACGGGCAAATCCATTGGGTTTGGTGTTGACCTTACTTACAACGGCAATCGCATTATTTTATGATTTTGGGGATGCCGTGGGTTCATCCAATGAGGAATTGGCCAAAACCAATAAAGGTTTGGAGGATTTTGTTTCCCAAAAAACGGCGTTGGAAAATGTCACAAAGGAGGCAAACAGTAACGCGGCCGAGGAAATCAAAAATTTAACCCAAATAAGGGATCAAATAAAAAACACAAACGCCGGATCCAATGAACGATTGACGTTGATTAACCGGTTAAATTCAACGTACGGGACAACCTTAAAAAATATCACGGACGAAAAAAAGTTTTTAAAGGAGTTGGAAACAAGTTACAACGATGTTGTCCAGGCGATTAAAAATAAGGCACAATTAAACGCTTCTGAAAATCAATTAACCAAATTGTATGAACAACAAAACAACATTCAGGCCGAAATTGAAAAAAAGGTAACTAACCGAAATGAGGCAATCAAACAAATAAGAATTGAGGAAAAACAAACAGTTGATGCAAAAATAAAGGCCACAAAGGTTGACCAGGATCGTGTAAAATCGTCACGGGAAACACGACGTAAAATCATTACCGATTTGGAACGTGAGGCCGCACAATCAAAAATCAATCAAGTCGAAAGGGAAAACGATATTCGGGAATTGGTAAAACAACGGGAGGAAACGGCCAAAACGATTGAAACAATTACCAATAAAATCGTTTCAACGTCCAAAACCATTGCGGCCAAAACCAAACCGGTAGTCGAAATTGATCCACAAATTGCAATCAACCGGGCAAAATTCCAGGCCGATTTGAAACGGGAATTGGAGGATTTAATTGGTGACCGGGAACGTCAATTGTTGACCTTTATTGATCCAAAAACAACGGATGGACAAATTGCACAAATTGAATCGTTAGGACAGGCAACCCGGGATCAAATTAATTTGACATTTGATCGAAGGGTTGAGGATGCAAGGGCGGCCGGAATATTGACCGTTGAAACGGAAAAACAATTGAACGCAATCCGTTCGGAGGCAATCCAAAAAAATGAGGATGCAATAAACAATCAAATTTATAATTTAACAAGGGACGCGGCGTTGAAACGCCAAAACCTTATTTTGGAAACACAACAAACAACCCTGAATTTACAGGTTGCACAAATTGAAGGTTATGTTGACGATGTTTCGGCCGAAAACGATCGGTTGTTGGAAGCATTATCAAAGGCAACCCCGGCGCGTTTTGACGATTTGAAAAAACGGATCCAAAACAATACCGAGGCAATCAAACAAAGTTTTGAGGATGAAAAAAAATTGTTGTTGGATCAAATCGATTCGGAGGAAAAATTGGAATTATCCAGGGCAAAAACAAAAGAGGAACGGGATTTGGCAATTGCAAACGCTAATTTAAAACGATTCCAGGTTGAACAATCCATTGGCGATAAATTGGCCGCGATTGATGCCAAAGTTCAAGCCGGGTTAATTTCAAGTGAAGAGGCCGCAATTGAAAAACGTAAGGCATTACGCAAACAGTTGTTTGATTCCACAAAGGAATTGGCCAACGAATTATTGAATACCTTAATCCTGGAATCCGATATTGCAATTTCCAACCAACAAAAGAATATTGAAAAGGCGCGGCAAATTGCAGACAAGGGAAACGCCGAATTATTACAGGCAGAGGAGGAAAAGTTGGATAAATTAAACAAACAACGGGCGC